AGTATCAACATCATGCCGAGGAACACGGCGGGGTGATCGACCCCCGCATACCGCTCTGAGTTTAAACACACTCCCATGTTTGCGTAGTTCATCGCGTCGTCTCCAAGATGGTTTCGGTCAGGTCCAGCAAGTTCTTCTTTGACAAGGTTACCTGATAGCGGGTCTGAAGACCATCGGGGTCTTTCGCACCAAGCCACTGCGACTCGATCTTCAGGTGGTAGTGCCCTTGCGGGATGGTGGGCGAAACGGTGACATGGAGCCGATACGAATCGGTCACGTTGATCACGCGCTTGTTGCTCAAGCATTCGCCGTCCGGGTACGGGTCATGCTGGGTTTCGTAGTCACTGATGAGTTGGTCCTTGAGTTTCATTTGAAAAGCCTCCTGAGTTAAACGGTGTTTAGAGTTGCGTTGATAGTCCTTGGGGGTTGAGTGACGCCCCGCCCCGGACTGGGGGGCAAGGGCCACATGGTTGCGCGGCTTCATCTAAAAAGACTGAAGAAGAGTTCGCGGCCCATGCACTCGCCCATGATGCGAGAGCCGTCAGCCTGTACCCACGACTCACCGCACCCGCTGAACCAGTCGAGCACTGCGACAATGAACAGAGTTGCGATTGCCGCACTGATGGTCACAGAGACCAGATGTTTGATTGCCTTCATGATGCCTCCCTCCCAAGAAAAAGCAGATCACTCTGCGTTGCCTCCCCCATCCGCATGGCGGGGATCATGCGGCCCTTTGCCGCCCAGTCCTTGAGTGCGGTCTCAAGGTACGACTGCGCGTCCTCTGCTGAGAACGCATGGACATAGACGGTGACCTGCACCGCATATGACCGCTCATGCATTTGTTGCTTGAGACTTTTCTTCATGATGCCTCCGGTTGAGTTAAAACAAAGTGCAGACCGAGCCGGGATGGATCGATCCACGAATACACGCGCCGCTCGTCAGCCGTCTGGATGTTGATCAGTTTGCCGTCATGCCCGAGGAAGATGTACCTCCCTCGTTTGCCGTGCAGGATGTCGCCCGTTTGCACGGGCTTGCCTTGAGCGTTGATGAGTTGCATGGTCAGTTCACTTTCCGGCGCACGGCCTTGAGCAGTTGATTGAAGGCGGTCTCGCCGAGGTCAGACAGTTTGTTGACAGAGGCGCTGTTCACGAAGCACCGCACGGTGTCGCGTGACTGGATGCCAATCGCCACGATGGTGATGCCCACCTTGTCAGCGATCCGTTGCAGGTGCTCCATGTGAGCCTTGTCGTAGCCCTCCGCATCGGTGAGGATGAAGAGGATGCGGCGGTGCTCGTCGCGCTGAGACAGTTCGTCGAGTGCATTGGCAATCGCGGTGTAGTCGGGAGTGCCGCCGCTTGCGAACTGGGCAATCGAACCGAGCGTTGCCAGCGAACGCTGAAGCGACTGGCCCCAAGGTTTAAACGGCAGGAACTCGGGGCGCTCTGTCGTGCCGCCGTTGTCGAGGTAGTTGCTGGAGCCGTTGCGAAACCCTGTCACCGAGAAGGGTACACGCGCTTGCTGGAACATCTTAGACAGGTGGATCGCAACCTGCTGGGCAATGATGATGCGTGAGCCGTCATTCATCGAGCCGGAGCAGTCGATCAGGACCGAGACCGCAGAGGTCTCTGCCTCGACGTACTGGCGGCGGCTGAAGATGTTTGCACTGCCGACTGCGTAGCGGGTCAGTGCGCGGCGGTCCAAGCGGCCCGACTCTTCCGACTTGCTCCAGCCGACATAGTCGAGCGAGTGCAAGAGGCGTTGCAGGTTGGTGCGTGTTGCACCAATACCCTGTGGTGCGTTGGCGAGGTCATGAGCGAAGCGGCGCTCTCCGTCTGCTTTGAGGATGTAGGGCATGATGCCTCCTATGCGAAGTTGAATGTGACGTAGATCGGTTTGCCGACATTGGGTCGGGTCCGGCGCTCATCGGCGTCAGCCTTGAGCGTCTCGCACTGCTCGTTGATGTAATCGGTTGGCTCGGGGTTGCGACCGACAGGCTCGTCATCCGAAGGGCCGTTGCCATGACCGCCACCGCGCCCGGGCTTGTCGCCCGGTTCATCGTCGCGCTCAGAGCCGCCTTCACCCTCACCTTCCCCTTCCCCGCTGGCGTTCGCGTCTCCTGCGCCGTTCTGAGAAGCCTCAGACCCATCGCCCGGGTCACCAGCCTGATCGCTGGGCTGTTGGTCACCGGACTGCTCACCAGCCTGTTGCTCACCCGACTGCTGGTCCTGCTGGTCCTGCTGGTCCTGCTGTTGTTGCTGTTGCTCTTGCTGTTGCTGTTGCTCCTGCTGGATTTCCTCGCGGCGTTGCTTGAGGCGCTCGTACAACTCGACGGCGATCTTGACGATGCGGCGAGTGTCGGTTGCCTTCTGCGCCGCCTTCAGTGCCCAGCGCAGTTCAGCCGCATACGGGGACTTGGCAACGATGCTGGGGACGCAGATGTCGTAGCCGTTTAAACGCCGACCCTCGATGGCGAGCATGAACGGGATGTTCTTGAAGTCATCCGGCTGGACGTAGCCGTTCTTGCGAAGCACCTGATTGACGAGGAACCCGAAGAGTGCCTGTGCGTTGGGTGCGTAGCCAGAGTTGATGACCTTCTGCTCGATGCGGGGGTCTTCCAGTCCGTTGATCAGCGCACCGACAAGCGCACCGTGCTGACGCCGTGCGTGGTCCCAAGGGCGATCCTCTGTGAACCACTTGTGACCGAGTTCGTGCAGAGCGTAGCCGATCAGTTCGTTGAACAGCGACTGCTCGACGGGCTTGGTCTCATCGATGCCCGGGAACATGATGTAGGTGGTGTTGCCATCGGTACTGATGCCAGCGGTGTTGCCGGACCAAGTGATCCTCAGTTTTTCGAAGTCGTTGCCGGTTGATTTGTAGACGCGCTCAAGGGTTGCTTCAACCCCGCGCTTTGCTTCCAGTGCAAGCATGATGCCTCCGTTACTTGGTGAGGGCGAGTTTGAATTCGCGCTCGTTGATATGCGAGGTGTAAACGCCGAGCAGTTCGACACGGCAGTCCTCGGGGAACTTGTTGATGATCGCGTTCTTGAACGCAGTGTTGACCGGCAGACCCTTCTTCACCGACCGTGCCCAAGCGAACAACTGACGCAGGGACGGGGGCTGGGTGAGCAGACCGGCACGAGCCTTCTCACGGGCAACGTTCGCGAACTTCACGATGATCCGTGCGGCATCGAGTGTCACGCCAGTGCGGTTGACGATCAGCGAGACCTCGTCATCCTCGGGCAGGTACTCGAAGTACAGGGTGTACGAGAAGCGGTCAAGGAACGCGCTGTTCTGCTCACGCACTCCAGCGAAGTTGCCTGACGTGTCACCGTGACCGTTGCTGTTGTCAGCGCAGAAGAAGACAACGTGCGAGGCCACAGGGATGCGCTCACCGGTCTCAGCGATCACGATGGAGCGATGCGGAGAGCGTTCGCACAGAGCGTGAAGGGCGGCGAGTGACTGAGCGCGAGCGAAGCCGATCTCATCGAGAAGGACAATCGAGCCGGGGTGACGGATGGCCTGAGTGATGATGCCAGCCTTCCACACAACCGAGCCGGACTCGATGCTGTTGCCGCCGATGAAGTCGGCACGTTCCAGCGCCTCGTCGAAGTTGACTCGGAACAGGCGGCGCTTCAGACGAGCGGCAACCTGCGCCACGAACTCCGACTTGCCAGTGCCGCGCTCACCTGCCAGCCAGACGTTGTCCGGGAGGGGATCATCGAGAGCGATCAGCGCCTGATGCAGGTGCTCGGGGTTGAAGATGTAGTCATCGACCAGTGCAGGGGCGTCAGCGTCATTCCACACCGCAACCTGAAGGTCACCGAAGTCCACATCGAAACCGTAGCGGCAAGCGTTGACGCCGAACACGTCAGCGGCGCGTTGCAGTTCGAAGGTGGGCAGTGCGTTGGCAACCTGCCTGAGTTGTACCGGGGTCACCTGCTCACGGAAGGAATCGAAGAGCGCGGTCACCTGCTGGCTGATCTCGTTGGCGATCCGTGCAGGGTCAGGCTTGGTGATCGAGTCCACCCGGGAGACCAGCGAGTCAGCGAGAGTCTTGAACTCGTCGCGGATGGCGGCGGTGTTCGTGCGAACGTCAGAGGAGAGACGGGACACCTCACGCAGGGCCATCTCGGTGTTCTTGACGGCATCGATGGCCTTGGCGTTGGACTCGTTGACCTTGTCGCGCAGATCGTTGTCCACCTTGCCGGTGACCACCGCTTGCGGCTTGACGTTGAGGGCTGAGTCCCAGTCCACCGTGCCGTTGTCGATCAGGGCGCGGACCGCAGTCTTTGCCGCCTTCTTGTCCTCCAGAGGGACGAGACCCTGTTGCACGAGGATGGTGTTGAGTTGCACGAGCGAGAGCAGTGCGAGTTTTTGTTCGTAGTTCATGGTTTAGCCTCCGATGAAGTTGATTACAGGGACAAGGTGGAACGGTCATTTGGGCAGGTAGGTAGCCCTTGATTCGCCCAATACTGAGACAGGCGAACGGTGTACCCGCAGGACGGGCAACACGCCTTCAGCATCCGGGTGCTCTGCTTCTTCCGCACTGCCTCGATGTTTAAACGGGCATGAGGGTAAGCGCCCAGACCGTCGAGCAGGTTGGCGAAGTTGGCCTTGAAGGTCTCACCTGCCACGGTAGCGGTGGGCTTGCCTTCCAGCCACAGGGCACGAACGCACCGCACGAAGCGGGAGCCGTGACCGTCACCGTCAGTGGCGGCGTGGGCCAGTTCGTGGACCAGCGTGGCGAACACTTGCAGGGGATCGTCAACGACAGGCGAGATCAGAATCTCGTGGTGGTTGTCGTTCGATGCGGCAGGGGACCAGTGCTCACCGATGAAGGCGTTGTTTGCACGGGCACGGCTGGAGGGGAATCCGCAGGTCACACGAATGCGATCCGGCAGGGCGTAGTTGATGGAGTCGAAGATCGGACGGAGTTCCTCGACGGCGGCGTTGAGCCACTCTTCACGGTTGGTGTAGTTCATGATGCCTCCTGAGTTAAACGTTGTAGGTGGTGCGGAGCGAGACTGCGTACTCGCGGCGAGACACTCTGCGAACGTCTGCCCAAGTGCTGGGGCATCCGCAACAGTCGTGCTCGTGTCGGCAATACGAGGTGCTCAGTGTGTCTGCGATGGAGCGAGACAGGTCAGTGCCCCGCAGGTGAGACGGTGCAATCACCCGAGTGCGGTAGGTGTTGCCGTCGATGCCCTCGTCACTGACGAGACGGTAGGCCAGCACCTTGGCAGTGCCAGCGTATTGCTCGTCATCGAGGTGACGCCAGCCGTCACGGTACTTGTGGGACAGGCGTTCGTAGAGGTGGATTTCGTGGGTCATGGTTTAAGCCTCCTGAGTTGAATGAATGTCATTGACCACGTCATTGAGCAGGGACAGGGCGTCCTCGCTGGAGTGACCGGCGTTGATCAGCCGTTCGCGGTAGCGGGTTGCGATCTCCACCAGCATCTGCGCGGCGGGGATGGTGCGTTGGTGAATGCCGGGGATGGCACGAACGTCCTCTGCGAAGCAGGACAGGATGAAGAAGTCAGTGTTGCGGACAGTCATGGTTCAAGCCTCCTGAGTTGAATGTTCCAAGCCAGCCAGCAGGACGGCGGCTTGTGTGAATGCCAGCGACACTGCCAGCGCGATCTGCCCATCGGTGTAGCCGGTGTTCCAGCCTCCAGCGCCGTAGGACAGCGTGATCTCCCGCTTGGCGCGGTACGGGTTGTAGTCCTCCACCACCTCACAGATCGTTGACCAGTGCGTGGGCGAGTGGAAGGCGTGACGAACCTGCCCACTGCGCTTGCCGTTGTCGGCGGTGTGGGTGTGGTCGGTGGTGATGTGAGTGATCATGGTGATAGCCTCCTTAGTTGGATGGTTTGGGGTGAGCCAGAAAAACGCCACGGCACAGTTCGTCAACCCTGTATCCCCTGCGGCGCAGTGCGGCGATGACGGGAGAAGACCAAGGCTTGCACGGGCCTGTCTCCATGTAGAGGCGTCCGCTCTCGTCGGATGAGTTGCCCCCTGCCTCAAGCAGTTTGATTGCCCACTCTGTCGTGGGCTTGAATTTGGTCCAGTCGATGGTCATGGTGATAGCCTCCGGTGAGTGCGGGATTGCACTGCAATGCACCCGGGTCAAGGTGCATCACGGTGGAATCTCAGGCGGCTTCCAGCGCATCGCCTACGGCGAAGATCAGGCCGTACTTGATGGGGTCTCTGGTCTCCAAGCCCATGCCGATGATGTAGGCCAAGCCACTGAAGTCCCCGGTTTTGTAGGCCGTGACGGCATCGCTCATGATGCCGAGTTGTTCGATCTTTTTGAGGGCGGTTTGTGCTTGCGTTTGGTAGTCCATGTCGTTTCTCCGGTGAGTGATGCGGGATTGCATCCACAAGCACACTGCGAACAATGTGCTTGAAGGGAAATCCCTTGCCGCCCTTATCCACGAGGGCGTTGCATGGGGTGAGAGCCTTGCCGTCTTGTCGCGTGTCAGGCGTGGTGCGTTGTGCTTGCTTGCTCCCCTGAAGGTGTAGGTGGGTGAGCGTGAGTGGCACTTGCACCGGGTAGGTGTCTCACTAGGTGAAGAGGGCTGGTTGCTTCCTGTCGGTCCCCTGAGTGTGTAGGTGGGTGACCTGTCGGAAGCCGTGTACCTCTCCGGCTGTCCTGCTCGGGCATAGAGTGGTTGCGAGTCACTCATCGAAGCCGTCCAAGCCGATAGTTTAAACGGATGCAAGCACGAACGCAACCCCCCATGCAAGCACCGGTCTACAGAAGGGTTTCACGAGGGAGAACCAATCCCGACTAATCCGTGGGGTTATTGTTGACCGGGGGTCCAGATGCCCGAAGGGCGGCAGTCGGATGCGAGAGAGAAGGCAGAGGGGAGAGAGGTGTCAACGTGTCAGGGTAGCCAGAGCAGGTGCTTTGGGTAGCCAGAGGGGTGAGTCAAGGTAGCCCAACGTGCGAACAACTCTTGACAGGCCGTGTAAACGGAGCGAAGGTTGGTTGCATGAACCCGAGTGCGAATGAGAGCACGAACGGGTGTTTGAGTGTTGAAAGGGGCACGAATGATGAACCGGGACAAACTGATCGAAGCACTGGAGCAGGACACGATCACCGAGCCTGATCCGTACACAAGCACGAACGAGCCGGGGAACCCTGCCGAAGGCGTGCAGGCGGCAGTGGCAAAGATAAGAGAGAAGAGAACAAAGACAGGCAAGGTGTATGGAGTCCCGTCAGAGGGAGAAGGCAAGGGGAAAAGGCTCACTCCTCAGATGCAGTTGTTCGTCAACGCCATCCTCGCAGGAAAGACCAAGGTGGAAGCGTACAGGTCAGCGTACAACTCACGAACAGAGAACGAGGCAACGATCATTGCGAATGCGAACAGGCTGTTGAAGGATACGAGGATTACTGCGCTACTGGGGTCTCTCGATGAGGCGCTCAAAGAAAAGGTGATCGAGGACGCAGTCAAGACCCGTCGATTCGTGATGGAGCGTTTACACGACAGGGTGCTGAACGCCAAGACCGAGTCGGCAGAACTCAAGGCACTGGAACTGATGGGCAGAGCAGTCGCCATGTTCACTGACAACGTGGACCAGAAGGTCCAGCAAGTGAACGTCCAGCAACTGAAGGACGAACTGCGTGGGCATCTCCGTGTGCTTGAGAGTGTGAAGCAGACTGAGAAACGCAGTGCCTAACCTAGGCAGTGCTGGGGGAGGGGCAGTGCTCATGCAGTGCGTGGCGCTGGGCGCGTGAGTGCAGATCAGAGCGGCGCTGACTGCTCCGTTATGCCGGTGTGATGGGGGCATGGCTCGTTATGTGGGCCTCACCCGCGACCCCCACCCACCCCCGACCCCCCTGTACGCGCAAGGCCACCCCTCCACCCTATACGCTCTAATCCACACATTCCACCACTATCCCCACTCAAACACGAACGTTCGCATCTACGGGGGGTTGTTAGGCAGACATCAGAGGACGTGGGACACCGAGGCTTTTTCTGCCTTCGACTCGGTCTTGTCGAACCACCAAATCTGGACCCCCCACCCCTTTCGGAAAAGTTATCGTCGGACGATAAACTCCCTAATATCTGTATAAGCATCCAGTGTTTTGGATTCATGACCCCCCGGGGGTATATGTATCTGGAAATGCTTTACACGAACGTCTGTTCGCACTATCATTGAGCCTCTGTTTGGAGGCAAGCATGAAAGATACAAGTGGACCTGCGTTTCCTTCTCTTCCTATCGTGAAGGAATTTGAGGGTAAGCGTCTTCCGATGACCGATGGCATGACCTTTCGGGATTACTTGGCAGCGAAGGCGATGCAAGGCTTAGTTGCCAACGGCAGCACGAACGTTCAGGAGATTGCTCAGGCTTCGTACATGGTGGCGGATGCCATGCTCAAGGAAAGGGGGCAGGCATGAACATCAACTCGGATGGTGCAGAGATCGACAACGCATACGACCTTGAGGTCTATGGCGAATGGATCAAGTTCACGGACGGCGAAGGCTCGACAGTCAAGATTCCACCCAGCGTGGCTTTGAGACTGATGACGTTCGCATTGGCTCATCTCCATGAATTTGAGGAGGGAGCATGGGATTGAAAGTCGAACACAGAAGCAAAAGGAAGACTGGCCTGAACCCAAGGCAGATGGCAGTCATGAAGTTGCCACCTGATGTCCGTGAGGCGATGGAAGAGATGGCACTGGACATATTCACAGACATGGTCAACTCAGGGGCAAGCCTTCAGCAGACCCTGACGGCAATCTACCTGTCTGGGATCGAGCACACTGTCCACAGCATCAGAGAGGGGCAGGAATGAAACTCCAAGAAGTTCTTGAGTGCGCCGTACAGTCGGGGGCATTCAAGGAGAACCGACCCTTGATTGGTCGCGAATACTGGGTCTTTCCTTGCGAGGAAGACCTGCAAGCCTTTGCTGCCTTGATAGCCGCCGCTGACAGGCAGGCAGTTCTGGATACCGTCGATGCTCTAACCGGCATGGAACAAGAAAGAAACAATATGTTCTCAGAGGGGTACGATCATGCCCTGCGGCACATCGAAGAGTTTGTGCGGGGGAGAAATGGGTAACGCTGTGGCCTACGTCACCTACCTGATCTACGCTATCTTCTGGCTGACCTTGACGATTGGCGGGGCTGGCTATGCTGTGTTCGTGCTTGACCACAGCGGCTGGTGGATGCTGGCAGCGATCTTCATTGCAGCATCTGGCTACAGCCCGTTGAAATGGATACACGGGAGGGACAAGTGAAATGGTATGAATTTGGCATCGTGCTGTCTGAGATTGGGCTGGTCTTGATTGGCGCTGGCGTCATGCTGGGGGTTTTGGGGATCGCGCTATACGTCTACCTGAGATATGCGGAAGAGAAGTAAGTACAGACCAAAACCCGTGTTGCTCAACCCGGTCGGTTATGTCATCGAGGGGCTGGAACCCGTGCGCTCACACACGAGCCACTCCACCAGACTCAAGATCGTGAACCATCTGGCGCTTTCCAATCTCACCCAAGGCAAAGCCGTCAGGCATGACATCGATGTCCTGATCAACATGGTCAACATCGTCGAAGCCTTGTACCGATTGGGATTCGGCAAGGAGTACACCCAAGAAGTGAAGGATGGGCTGGACGCCCTTCACGCCGTTGCCGTCCGGGGGAAGGACAACAACAAGTTCATCCTCAAGGCAGGCGAGATGAATGCTTTAAACGTGATCTGCGAGTTGCATGACGCCCAACTGGAAGTCATCACCGTCAAGGATTTGGATCAGGCGATCTCTTTGGTCGAAAACGAGCGCCGCAACAAACGCATGAGAAGTGTCGTGCAGAAGGAGAAAACATGAGCACTGAATTTCCCACCGGAGACAGCATGACCTACACCGTCACCGACAGCGGTCTGGGTGGCATCTCGTTTTCCATGTCACCCCCAATCGTTGGTTATTGGGTCATGCCCGGAGGCACAGAGTCATGGCAAACCAAGTTCGCCGCCTACGAGAAGCCCCGCTGGCACGTCCGCAAGATGATGCTCTGGGTCTTCGGGTGGGCGTGGGAAGATGCAAAAAATACATGACACGCACGAACGTTCGCAGTATCATCGGTGTACCAACAAGTGAGGGCATGGCTCGGTAGCAGATTTGTGCGCCCTTGCCATCCAGAGTCCGGGCGATCCTAGGTATTTGTCCCGGCGCGGGTGAGTCCAGTGAAGAGCGTGGGTTCGCGGCCTACGGGAGGCGCTGGGTACGCGAAAGCGGGTAGTAAACCGTGTCCTCTCTTGTTGGACCTACCAACAATCACGAAAAACAAGTCTGAAGGAAACTGCAAAATGGCCTCTCGTATCTACCTCGTCGGCACACCCACCGGTGTTCGTCTCATTCGCGCTGGTGTGCGCCAACAAGCCTTGACCCATGCGGCGAACGCCATGTTCACCGTGCGCGTTGCATCGCAAGACGATCTCGTCACAGCCATGCAAGACGGCGTCAAGATCGAGAACTACAAAGCCCCCGAGCAGAGCGATCTCGATTTGGCATGATCGTCGTCCGCGAAGACATCGTCACCCCGGAAGAACTTCAGCCCTGCATCGACTGGCTCTATCGAGCGCCGTGGTCGTTCGGCTGGAAGTCCGACAAGGACATCTCGTTCGGGCATTGGAATGTGGACATCGCCCGAGGTGGTGTTACCAACACAGTGGACGTGTCTTCGCGTCTTCCCGGGCCGTTCAAGTACGTCTGGAAGAAACTGCTCGATCAGTTCCCCGGCTCAACACTGGTTCGGTGTTACGCCAACCAGCACACCTTCGGGACCGAGGGATACATCCACACCGACACCGAAAGGCCGGAGGACCAGACCTGCGTCATCTACCTGAACAAGGAATGGGACGCAAACTGGGGTGGAGAGACTTCCTTCTACAGCCTCGACCGTTCTACGGTGCTTCTAAGTGTTATCCCTAAGATCGGCAGGATGGTGGTTTTCTCGGGGACCATCCCCCACTGCGCCAAGCCCCTGACCCGCATCTGCAACAAGTCCCGCACGACCTTGATGTTCAAGTTCGCCGTGGACCCCAAGTCGGTCTATCAGGCAGAAGTCCTGCTCAAGGCGTTCCTGATCAACATCGGCGCAAACCAAAAGCCCCACAAGAACGGCAGTCTGATGGACCATCTGGTCCGGGTGTTCCACCTCATGAAGTCGGTTGGGATCGGGGACATTCTGGCAGTCGCCGGGGGTCTGCACTCGGTCTTCGGCACGAACGCCTACAAGGACGCTTGCCTTCCTTGGGAAAGCACACTGGTCCAAGAATCCTTCGGGGATGAAGTGGATCGGATCGTCCGGCTCTTTGCCCGTTTAAACAGGCCGCAGGATTTGAAGGACGGCTCCCCGCTGTCCGAACAAGACCTGTTTCTCATGCGCTGCATTGAAACAGCCAACCTCTACGACCAAGGGGAGTTGGACCAACACCCGCATCTGGTCGAATTCGCCCGACAATTCCAATAACGCTGGCATGGCGCAACGGTAGCGCAACCGCCTTGTAAGCGGTAGGTTGTGGGTTCGATTCCTACTGCCAGCACCATTTCCAAAAAAACACTTGCACGAACGATTGTTCGTGTTTAAACTCTGCTCCATCGTTTAAACCGAGGAGTGGTAGTGACAGAGCGCCAGCGACTGGTTCTGGAATTCATCCAGACCTACATCAAAATGAAGGGATTCGCGCCTTCTATGCAAGACATCGCCACGGGTCTTGGGATGAAATCGCGCTCCAATATCCACAGGATTGTCCACAGCCTTGAGAAACAGGGTCTTCTGGTCACGACCCCGCACAAAGTGCGAACAATGAAACTCAAGGACCGCTCGGTCGAGGAAATGCTGGCCCTATGAGCGATCTCCTCACCCGGGACGAGATCAAACAGTATCTGGCGCTGCTCGATACGCTGCCGGAAGGCTCTCCCGAGATTGAGAAAATCCACGCCCTGCTGCAAGCAGACAAGCGCGAACGTTGCCGACAGAACTTCATGCCCTTCGTGCGGCAGATGTGGTCAGCATTCATCCCCGGAAAGCACCATCAGATCATGGCAGATGCGTTTGAACGTGTCGCCAGAGGCGAGTTGAAGCGCCTGATCATCAATATGCCTCCCCGGCACACCAAATCCGAGTTCGCATCCTTCCTTTTCCCGTCTTGGTTTCTGGGTATGTACCCCGAAAAGAAGATCATTCAGACCGCTCACACGGCTGAATTGGCGGTCGGTTTTGGTCGAAAGGTGCGAAATCTGGTGGGTTCGCCCGACTACCAAGAGATTTTCCCCACCAAGATGTCGGCAGACTCCAAGGCCGCTGGTCGATGGAACACATCCAAGGGCGGCGACTACTTCGCTATCGGTGTCGGGGGTGCGGTGACCGGTAAAGGTGCGGATGTGCTTATCATTGACGACCCGCACAGCGAACAAGAGGCCATGCAAGGCAATCCGGCAGTCTATGACCGGGTCTATGAGTGGTATTCGTCCGGCCCTCGTCAGCGTTTGCAGCCGGGTGGAGCGATTGTGATCGTGATGACCCGCTGGTCCAAACGCGATCTCACGGGGCAGATTCTCAATTCCGCAGCCAAGAAGGACTTGGAGGACTGGGAAGTCATCGAACTCCCTGCTCTTCTCCCGTCAGGCAAGCCTCTCTGGGCAGAATTCTGGAAGCAAGAGGAACTGGAAGCCATCAAGGCCGAACTCCCGGTGGGCAAGTGGGAGGCGCAATACCAACAAAACCCAACATCAGAAGAAGGCGCGATCATCAAGCGCGAGATGTGGAAGATTTGGGAAAACGAACGACCGCCGCAGGTCGATTACATCATCCAATCGTGGGACACAGCCTTTGAAAAGAGCAACCGCGCTGACTACTCTGCTTGCACGACTTGGGGTGTTTTTTATCGTGACGTGGATGGTCAGGAGATTCCGAACATCATCGTCTTGGATGCGTTCAAGGAGCGCATGGAGTTCCCAGAACTCAAGAAAACAGCCTTCGACTTCTGGAAAGAATGGAACCCGGACACGCTCATTGTGGAGAAAAAGGCGGCTGGAGCACCACTGATCTATGAGATGCGGAAGATGGGCATCCCTATCTCCGAATATACACCGAGCAAAGGCTCAGATAAGATAGCCCGTGTAAACGCTGTGTCAGACCTTTTTGCGTCCGGCATGGTGTGGAGACCTGAAACCCGCTGGGCTGATGAACTTGTTGAAGAACTTGCATCCTTCCCGAACGGCGATCACGACGATTTGGTGGACTCAACCACGCAGGCGTTGTTGCGGTTTAGGCAAGGGGGCTTCATTCAACTGGCGTCCGACGAGGCTGATGGGATGTTTGTACCCCGCAAGGCGGCGTATTACTAAGGACGGCTATGGAAAAATCACTCTACCAACTTCCCCCCGGCATTGAGGCGCTGTCTGAGACTGCCCCGGAAGTCGAGATCGAAATCGAGATGGAGCAGGAAGAGGGCGAGGAGCCTGTTGTTGAAATCGAGGTGAATCTTGCCTCTTTTGACGAAAACCTCGCAGAAAACATGGACGAGGGCGCTCTTCAGTTGGTTTCCGAAGAGATTTTGTCCTTCATCAAAGACGACCTGACCTCCCGCAAAGACTGGGAGAAGACCTACAAAGAAGGCTTGAGCCTGCTCGGTCTGAAGATCGACGAGCGCACTGAGCCTTGGGATGGCGCGTGTGGTGTGTACCACCCCATTCTTTCTGAGTCTGTCGTCAAGTTTCAGTCAGAAACCATTCTGGAAACCTTCCCGGCATCTGGCCCGGTGAAGACCAAGATCATCGGCAAGGTCACCCGCGAGAAAGAAGAAGCGGCAGCGCGAGTTCAGGACGACATGAACTACGAACTGACCGAGGTGATGACCGAATACCGCAACGAGCATGAGCGCCTGTTGTGGAGTCTTCCTATCACGGGATCGGCATTCAAGAAGGTCTACTTCGACCCCAGCCTTGATCGCCAAGTCGCCATGTTTGTCCCGGCAGAGGACATCATCGTCCCCTACGGCGCGTCTGATCTTCAGTCTTCTCCCCGTGTTGCACACCGGATGCGGAAGACCGAGAACCAGATCAAGAAACTGCAAGTCGCTGGCTTTTATCGTGACATCGAACTGGAAGAGCCGCAGCGCAACATCACAGAGATTGAGAAGAAAAAGGACGAAGAGGCTGGTGTAAACATCGTCGATGACGACCGTTACCTGCTCTATGAAGTCCACATTGACTACGACCTGCCCGGGTATGAGAACGAAGACGGCATTGCGCTGCCTTATGTGATCACGCTGGCATCGACCGGCGAGGTTTTGGCGATCCGTCGCAACTACCTTGAGGATGATCCGACTCAACAGAAGCGGATGCACTTCACGCACTACACCTACATCCCCGGTTTTGGTTTTTACGGCTTTGGCTTGATCCACCTCGTGGGCGGCTTTGCAAAGAGTGCGACATCGATCCTTAGACAACTCGTTGACGCAGGCACTCTGTCAAACCTCCCCGGGGGTTTCAAGTCCAAAGATTTGCGCGTCAAGGGGGATGACACCCCGATTGCTCCGGGTGAGTGGCGAGACGTGGACGTGACGGGCATGACCATCAAGGATTCGGTCGTTCCCCTCCCGTACAAAGAGCCGAGCGCCACGCTGTTTAACCTGCTCAACACCATCGTTGAAGAAGGTCGCCGCTTCGCATCCGTGGCAGACATCAAGTTTGCGGATATGTCCGCTCAAGCGCCTGTGGGAACCACGCTGGCGCTGCTTGAAAGAACCCTGAAGGTGATGAGCGCGGTGCAGGCCCGTGTCCACGCAGCGATGAAGCAGGAGTTCAAACTCATTGCCGCCATCGTTCGCGACTACACGCCCGACACCTACTCCTACGAGGTCGATGGACCCAAGAAGGCCAAGCAGGCTGACTACGATCTCGTGGACATCATCCCCGTTTCGGACCCCAACGCATCGACGATGGCCCAGCGGGTGGTGCAGTACCAAGCCGCACTGCAACTGGCTCAAGGCGCACCCCAGATTTACGACCTGCCGCAACTGCACCGCCAGATGCTGGAGGTCTTGGGCATCAAGAACGTCGCCAAGATCATCCCGATTGAGGACGATCAGAAGCCAATGAACCCCGTATCGGAGAACATGGCAGTGATGACGGGCAAGCCGGTCAAGGCTTTCCTGTATCAGGACCACGAAGCGCACATCAAGGTCCACATGAACGCCATGCAAGACCCGAAAGTGCAGCAGATCGTGGGTCAGAACCCTCGCGCCCAGTTGATCCAAGCCGCCATGATGGCCCACATCAACGAGCACATCGGCTTCCAGTACCGTGTCGAGATCGAAAAGATGCTCGGCGTTCCGCTTCCTCCCCCGGACGAGCAACTGCCCGAGGACATCGAGGTGGAACTGTCCCGCGCCGTGGCTGCGGCGTCCGACAAACTGCTGGCAAAGGATCAGGCAGAGGCTGCAATGAAGGCCGCGCAGCAAGCCGCACAAGACCCGGTCATCCAACAGCAGCAGCGCGAGTTGGACATCCGCGAGGCAGAGGTTCTACGCAAGAAAGCCAAGGACGAGGCAGACGTGCAACTGCGCGAAGCCGACATTGTTGCGAAGGATCAGCGCGAACGAGAGCGTATTGCTTCTCAGGAGCGCATTGCAGGGGCGCAAATTGGAGTCAAGGCGATGGATGCGGAGAAAGCCATCGAATCCAAGCAGCGCATTGAGGGTCTAAAAATAGGAGCCAACATTGGGTCTAAGGGACTACCTTCTTGATGAACTGAAGAGACAGCAGGAATCGCTGAAGGATCGGCTCGCCTTCAGCCCTGTTGAGGATTACGCCTCCTACCGTGAGTTGGTGGGCGAAATCCGCGCATTTCAACGACTAATAAGAGCCATAGAGGAACTACCTGATGAGTGACGAGAGCAAATTTGAATTACCGGAGCCGAAAGGCTACCGCCTGTTGATTGCGATCCCCAAGAAGGAGGAGACCTTCAAGGATTCGCAGATCGTGATTGCTGAATCCGTTCGGCAGCGCGAGGAAATTGCGTCAATTGTGGGTCTGGTTGTGAAACTGGGTCCGCAGGCGTACCAAGACCCGGATAAGTTCCCCGATGGGCCTTGGTGTAAAGAAGGCGACTTCATCATCATGAGGTCGTATTCAGGGACGAGGTTCAAGGTCAGCACCCCGCAGGGCGACCAAGAGTTCCGTCTCATCAACGACGACACCGTTGAGGCTGTCGTTGCCGATCCACGGGTAGTTACCCGCCTATAAGGAGCATTCATGTCTGAGAACAACAACCCAAACGTCGAGATTGAAATCGAGGGGTCACCCGAGATCGAGATCGTAGACGACACCCCCCCAGAGGACCGAGGCAAACCGGGGCCGAAAGGCGAAGTTGAAGTCACGGATGACGAAATCTCGCAGTATTCCGAGAACGTCCAGAAGCGCATTCGCCAACTGAGGGCCGTTTACCACGAAGAGCGCCGGGAAAAGGACCGCCTTGCCCGGGAGCATCAGGAAGCGATCAACTACGCCCAGCAGATTGCCGAGCAAAACCGGCTGCTGCAAGAGCGTCTGTCGCAGGGTGAGAGGGTGTTGGTGGAAACCAGCAAGGAGCGCAACGAGGCGATCCTTTCTCAGGCAGAGCGGGAATACAAAGAGGCTTACGAGGCAGGCGACACCGAAAAGATGATCGCCGCCCAGAAGAAACTATCTGAGGCAGTTGTCGGCAAGCGGGAAATGGAGAATTACCAGCCCCGTTATCAAGCCCCTTTACAACAGCAGCAAATTCCAGTAGAAACTAGGCAACAACCACAAGTTGTTCCTGACGAACGGACCCGTCAGTGGGTAACAGAGAACCGTTGGTTCGATGAAGACCCAGTTATGAGAGGGGCCGCCTTTGGTATCCACGATCAACTCGTCCAGAGTGGATATGTCGCCGGATCGGACGCCTATTTCGAGCAACTCGACGCTCGCATTCGGGATTCATTCCCGCAAAAATTCAGGCCATCAAAGCCTGCCGCCAACGTTGTCGCTCCTGCATCCAGAGGTGCAGCGGGATCGAAAAAGGTCACGCTGACAAAGACTCAGGTCGCCATTGCAAAGCGACTTGGAGTGCCCTTGGAAAAGTATGCTGAACAAATCGCAAAGGAGATGGCAAATGGCTGAACGTACACCACGAGATCAAGAGACTCGCGAACAAGGGTTGAGGAAAAAGGCTTGGACACCGCCTTCGACTTTGCCCAATCCCGTAAGGGAAGATGGTTATTCGTACCGCTGGATTCGTAAATCGATCTTGGGACAAGCGGATGACCGAAACATGATGTCCAAGCAGGAAGAGGGATGGGTTCCGGTAAAGCGGGAAGATCACTCAGAACTGCAATATCCCGGCAAGTCCGCTGGACTGGTCGAGATTGGTGGGTTGATGCTCTGCAAAACGCCGACGGAGTTTGTTGAACAGCGTGACACTTGGGTCCGCAATCAAACAGACGCCCAGACGCGAGCCGTAGACGCCAACCTGATGAAAGAAAATGATCCTCGTATGCCGATGTTCAGTGAGCGTAAATCGACCACAAGCAGAGGTAGGCGAGATTAAAGGAGTAAGGAATGGCTTATCCTACAGTTGATGCCCCCTACGGCATGGTTCCCGTGAACCTGCTAGGTGGTCAGGTGTATGCCGGTCAGACCCGACAGATTCCCATTGGTCAAAATGAAACCACCGCCATCTTCTACGGTGACGTGGTTACGTTGAACGCCAGCGGTAACATCACGAAGGTCTCTACCACTGCAACTGCCACCACGATTGGTGTTTTTCTCGGATGCACCTACATTGATCCCAACACGTCTCAGCCGGTGTACAAGCAATACTACCCCGGTGCGATCAACGTGGCTGGAATCGAGGCGTATGTCCAAGATGATCCTGATCAGTTGTACAAGGTCGCCGTGGCTTCCAGTGGCACTACCATTGGTTTCCTGACCCAAGCCGCCGTTGGCAAAAATGCTGCTCTGGTGCAAAACCCCGGCAGCACGACCAATGGTGATTCTCGTAACGCTGTTCAAAATGCGACCAACACTGGCACTACCCTGCCTTTGCGCGTTGTGGACGTTGTGCCCGAGACCGCCATCGCTGGCTTCCCGGGTTCTTACACAGAGGTGATTGTCCGATTTAACTTCGGCATCTCCCTGTATGAGAATGCAACTGGAAGGAGTTAATTAAATGGCTATCTCACGCGCACAACTACTCAAGGAACTGCTCCCGGGTTTGAACGCTTTGTTTGGAATGGAATATTCCACATACGGCGAACAGCACAAAGAGATTTTCGAAACCGAAACCTCTGAGCGTTCCTTCGAAGAAGAAACCAAACTGTCGGGCTTCTCTGCTGCACCGGTCAAAAACGAAGGCTCTGCCATCGCTTATGACAACGCACAGGAAGCATGGACTGCTCGCTACCAGCACGAAACCATTGCTCTTGGTTTCAGCCTGACCGAAGAAGCCATTGAGGACAACCTCTATGACTCTCTCTCGGCTCGCTACACCAAGGCTCTGGCCCGTGCAATGGCTTACACCAAGCAGATCAAGGCTGCAAACGTCCTGAACAACGGCTTTTCGAACACCTACACAGGTGGCGATGGCGTCGAACTGTTCTCGACCGCTCACCCGCTGGTCTCTGGTGGAACCAACTCCAACGAGCCGTCTACCCCCGCTGACCTGAACGAGACTTCTCTGGAGTCTGCCGTTATTCAGATCGCAGCGTGGACCGACGAACGTGGTCTGCTGATCGCCGCGAAACCCCGCAAACTGATCGTTCCTCCGAGCCTTCAGTTCGTGGCAACTCGTCTGTTGGAAACCGAACTCCGTGTTTCGACCAACAACAACGACATCAACGCGATCAAGAACAATGGTTCGATCCCGGGTGGTTATACAGTGAATAACTTCCTGACCGATTCGAACGCGTGGTTCCTGACCACGGACGTGCCCAACGGCCTGAAGCACTTTGTCCGTACCCCGATGAACACCTCGATGGATGGTGACTTCGACACTGGCAACGTGCGTTACAAGGCCCGCGAGCGTTATTCGTTCGGCTGGTCTGATCCGCTCGGCATCTTCGGTTCGCCCGGAGCGTAATAAGACGGGAAGGGGGAGGGTGAAAACTCTCCCCTTTTTCGTTTAAACGCAGTATCATGTTGACATCTAGGAATCCGACTCTTATCGACTGACCTAGCAGACTTTGTAGAGACGATAAGAGGATGTGCTACAACACGAAAGGTTGATCATGGCAATTTCTACTTTTGACGGTCCAGTTCGCTCGCTCAATGGCTTTTATTCGCAAGGCCCGGGCAACGTGGTTCCGATTACCGCAAGCACCGCTCTGACGGTTGCTCAACACGCTGGCAAGATCATTGAAGTTGGTGGCACTCTTGCCGCTGACCTGACCCTGACTCTTCCTGCAATCAATATGTCTGCTAATCCGGCCTCTTCTGGCCCGGGTTCTGACCCCAACACACTGAACAATCAGGGCGTGACATTCACTATCTGGGTGGACGCCACCATCGCCACTTCTTCGCTCAAGATTGGCACGAATGGCACTGACAAGTTCGTTGGCTCTGTTCTGTCGATTGACTCTGATTCGTCTGGCGCAATGGCTGGCTTCATCCCCGGCGCATCTGATGACTTCATCAATCTGGATGGCAGCACCACTGGCGGCGTTGTTGGTACTTGCATCACCATTACCGTTCTGACCACCAACAAGTACATGGTCAATGGTGTGATCGTTTGCACTAGCACCCCTGCTACTCCGTTCGCGACTTCTTGATAGGAGGCTGAAATGGCTTCCATGCAATATGACGTACTA